TAAATCCATAGACGCGACTTTAAGACCGTGAACCGGATGGCGCAGATATTACAGCCATTTTACACCTATGGTAAGGGCCAGGCGGGCCGTAGCCCGCCCGTAAGATTGAATTAAGCGACAGTAAACGTCAGTCTGTAAACTGGGAACGTCACCGTATTAGCAAGCGTTCCAGAAACCGTCGCGCGGATGCGGATACGGTCGCCAGCCGCAACCACTAGATTGGCGGCCGTGCCGTTGAGCGTAAGCGAACGCACAGTATTTGCGGCAAGCCCAGTGCCGCCGGTCGCCTTGGTCGTGTTGACGTCGGTCGCCGCTAGCATAGCTGCCGTTCCCGAGCCAGCCTGACCAAGGTTGGTGATACCAAAAGTGATATAGTTGGTGTCGTTTGCCGTCAGCGCGTCAACGCCCGAGAACAACGCCGATGTCAGCACGCCCGCAGCCGGTGCGATCATAAAAACATCATTTGTGCCTGCGGTAGTAACGGCAATCGTCGCGCCCTGCTGGCTCATGGACAAGCCGCTGGCAATGTTGGACGCAACCTTGGAGGTTGAATCCAGCGTAGTGCCTCCGCTGATCGCTGCGCCTGAAATGGTCGTGCCACTTACAAGCTCAGGATCAGAGAAGGCAACGCCGATAGCTTTCGTATTAGGCATTGCCTTCTCCTGTGATTAGCCGAGACGATACAGCGTCCAAGTGCCGGAACCCGTCTTGCGGGCGCGGAACATCTGCGACGTGCCGGCCGTGGCCACCACAGTCATCAGACCCACCAGCGTCCAGCCAGTATTGGTCGTCAGCGTGATAACGCCGGTGCCCGAACCGTCGACATTCATGACCGAAAAGTCAAACGCATCGCCAACACTAGACGCCGAAGGAATGCCGACTTCGAGAGCAGCAACCGTCGGAAGCTGATACGAAGCCGCCGTGCCGCCCGGCGAGCCAAGCAGGATGCCGTTAAGCACCTGGTTGGCCGTCAGAGTAGCCGACGCGGTCGCCGTAGCCGGGACCGCCGTAGCAAACATCAACGGTTCGTTGAGGTTGCCGGCGCCAAGCTGATAGCCGCCCGTGCCCTGGGAAAGAGGCGGAGTCGGGCCAAACGATTCAAGTGGGTAAGACGCACCCTGCGTAGTAATAGCCATGGTTCATTGCTCCTTAATCTGAGATGAAAGAAGGGGCTTGCGCCCCTCCTATTAGCCCCAAAGACGAACCGCCATCTGCGGACGAATGACGCTGTAGCCATACAGAACGTCAATACGGCAGGGCAGTCGGTCGTTGTTGATGTCATACTGACGGACAACGCGGAGCGAAATACCGTTATGGACCTGGCGCGATGCCATATCGACGCCCTGCGGAAGCAGAAGGTCGGCGGTGGCGAACGCGATGGCGTCCTTGTGGTAGACCAGGTTCTGCGGATACTGCGTCGAAGCAGCGCCGAGGAAGGTCACGGCCTTCCCAGAAACCGGCAGAGCGTCGACCGTAGCCAGAGCCTGCGAAGCCGAATACATCGCCGGGACAGTGACCGAAGCAGTGGTCGACGCGGTAACGTCAGCCAAAGCCACGAACTGATACAGCGAACCAGTCGACTCACGGGTCTGCGGATTAACGGCATAGACATCAGCGATGGTAAACACGTCGCCAGCCTTGATCGTGGTCGTAGTAAGACCTGTCAAAACGACAGTCGTGGAACCTTCAGTTGTGACCGTAGCATTGACCGTAACCGTGCCAGCGCGCGAGCCAGTCGTGAACTGCTTGATTGACTGCGACATATTCAGTTCATCGTAGCCGAGGATGCCTTCGCCAAAAATGCCGCTCTTGAACTGCTTGGCAATAGTGGACACCGGGTTGAACAGGCCCTTCATGCCTTCGATCAGCGCGGCGTTTGCAGCCGGGTTGACCGTCGCATAGCGCGGCGACATGACAGCGGCGTTCTCGTTGAGCTTCTGCTGAGCCTGAAGCAGAACCAACGAGGTAGCCGGGGTCGTGCCCGGCGTGCCGACCGAGTTGCCGATATATTTGAAGGCGTTCGCAACGTCGGCGTCGATGGACGACGCGAGCTGCGAAATACGCGGCTTCAGAACACGTTCGGCGAAATCGTCGAGCTGCATGGTCAGTTCGGCGGTCGTGAAGTTCACGCCGATGTGCTTCTGGCTGGAAACCGCGAGCGTGGTGTACTGCTCGTTGTCGTCCTGCACCTGAAGCGCCGCGCCGTCCGTGACCAGCGCGCGGTCGGGCAGACGGATACGGAGGGTCGAGCCGATCTTCGCGCCTTCAACGGCGAAAGAGTCGTCATACTGGCGGTTGACCGTGCGGGTCAGGACAAGATTATTCTCAAGGATTTCAAGGGCCTTGCGAGTAATCATGTCAATGGTAAGAAGCGAATTAGACATTCCTTATCTCCGATTCTGCGCTTCCCACTTCTTGATCTGTCGCTGACGTTCCGCTTCAATCCATTCCGACGTCGACATTTCTTTTATGGACCGGGGGTCCGTCGTGTCTCGTCTCGGGCCAGAGTTCGACCGGGTTGCCGTGACAGGCGCAAGAGGCGCTGGCGCGGTTGATGTCCTCTTGACCGGCGGATTGTCGACCAGTTTGGCCTCAATCTTACCGATCTCTTTTGCCTGCAAGACGGGCGACAAACGGGATATACGGCTGGCTTCTTTCGGGTTGGAGCCGAGGAAGTAGATTACCTCGGGGCCAATGTCAGAAGCCTGAATAGCCTGAGCCATAACGTCCGTGACGGGTAGATTGGGGTTATACGCGACTTGCTCGAAGTCTTCGTATTTTTCCCTCACTTCCTCTTCACGGTCGCGATAGGACTCAATGATCTCAGCCTGTTGCCTTGCGGCCTCGCGCTGAGCCAACATCTCCCGAGCCTTCTGCTCCGCCAACGCTTCCGCGTATTGCTGAGCCGACTCGAAATCGTTGGGGTCCGCAGGAGGTGCGACAGGTTGTCTGACCTGTTGCTCCGCAAGCCGTTGGGCCTGCTCACGTTCCCATTTCCGCTGTTCTCTTGCAAGGCGCTTGCTTACAATGGCGTCCAGCTCTTCCTGAGTGAACGATTTTGTAGGCTGCTGTTCCTCCGGCGTCTCTACAGCGGTCTCCGGTGCTGCCGTGGCTTCCGGTTCCGGCGCGGGGCTGATCTCCACTACAGCCTGTTCTTCGTCGCTCAAGGCGATACTCCTTTACCTAGCTATCCGGCTAGTCGGTTTACAAATATTACGCTTTTTCAGCGCGGGCGTCAACAATACCATTTGCAAGGTCTTGAATTTTAAGTGCCAAGGGAAGCGCTTCGTTAGCTATGGCGAGGCCGCCAGCTTTCGTTGCGATGTCCAGCATCTGCAAGAGCTTCTGAAGCTCATCTATAGTAAACATAACCTTCTCCAAGGTATATCTGCCCGGTGGAGAACAGCGCGGGCCGAGCAGACAACCTCCCGCGCCGTTTTAATTACACCCACGGCAGCGTGGGGCGTACAATAACAGGATTTTTAGTCTCCTCGATTTTATTATCAAGAAGTGTATTAAGCTCAGCAACTTTGTCAGAGCCCATAGCACTTTCAAGCCAACTAACAACTTGATTTAATGTCAGATCAGCATACGGCGTAAAAGATGTTTCATTAGACAAAGCTATTGATTGCGAGCCATATATTTCAGCAGAACGTATGCCATCAGTCGCCTGACGTCGCCAGTGAATACTAAAAACAACGTCCGAGAAGCCGCTGTGTTCCGGGTAACATTCTAGTTGAGAAATGACCCATTTATATTGGTTGCTCATTGTTTTGCCTTACGCATCGCTGGTGGTGGCAAGAAGATAATATATTGTTCCGTTTACTCTGACCGCAATCTTATTCGTTACTGTTACGTTAGTTATAGCGGCGTCGGTGACGCCAGTTCCTTCACAATAAATAGACGGAATCGTATTTCCCGCGCTCCTGTCAGTTGAATATACTGTTACCGTATCCGCTGGCGTCGCGGTTGGTGCGGTGCCTGTTTCTATAGTAAGACATTGCGTGCCAGTGGTGGGGCTAGTCGTTGTCCCCAAGAGAATATTGCCAGAAATATCAAAACGAACCGTTTCTACGTTATTAATCAAATAGTTGACGTATGATGTGGTGCCTGTAGTCACAAATCTTATCGCGCTATCTACCGAAGACGCGCCTACAGCGGTTACTATAGATTGTATGTTGGAACAATTACGAATAACGCCGCCTGTGTCCGCGCCTCGGAACAAAATAATTCCTAGCGTATCGTTCACCGAAACTGCCGCGCCCGCGCCGCTTGCGGCGCGCGATTTTTGCAGTATGTAATAGGCAGAATTACCGTTCGCCGTTTGATTCCAGACTGTAAGTTGAGGAGTGAAATTAACGGCGGACGTAAAGCTAAAAGTGTCGCCACTAAAGGTCTGTGACCCTGTAAATGTTTGCCCGACGTCTGTTCGCGCGATCGTCGCGTTCGTAGACGGGAACGTCATCGTCGTGCTGTCCGTGCCAGCAAGCGTCAATGTATTATTTGCTGTTAAAGTTTTGCCGTCAGCTATTGTTAGCGTCGATCCGGACGCAGGCGCAGTAATCGCAACCTTATTGATGCTTGTCGCGCTGGCTACGCCAAGAGCGGGCGTTACAAGCGTTGGGCTGTTGCTCATAAATGTCTTAAGTTGCGCCGCAGTCGTCTTTACTGGGCCTACGCCGGCCGTTTGCACGTTCGGCACAATATCTGTCGCGGATACGGCTGCGCCCGCTGCGAGGTTAGAAATGCTGGTATTGGCCATTTTATGCCTCTTGCAACAGGTAGCTGGCGCCGTCTTCCATCATAAGAAAATCGACGTTATTTTCCAAAAGTATGCCGTCAGAGATAGCCGGAGCAATGCTTGTGTCGCCGGATACGAAACTAATAATACCGCCGAGCCCGATGGAGACGGCATTTCGAAGGGCGACACCAAAACTCATCGAATGTTAATCGGTTTACAATAAACCGACCCCCCGGAAGATACTTGGATAGCGCTAACCCGCCAAGGTGAACCCGTACCGGAAGGCACAGTAAACGGAATTGGCGTATTAGCCGGAATTGGAGTAGACGCTGTCGTAGCCGTGACGCCCTCGCCGACAATCACATAACATGCAGTTGTGGCCCATACGACAACGCCTTGCGGGCCCGCCGGCCATGTTGCTGTAGACCCAGCCGTGCCGGTATAAGTGATGGTTCGCCCCGGAAAGTTACCGTCAGCAAGCGGATTCAAAAGTTCCATGTCAGCCTCACGCCAAGAATTTCAATTTATACAGCGTTTTCAGATACAAGCCAACTATCTCGTCGACAATGTTCTGAATGGCCGTATCGTCGCCGAACTCTTCCCGGCCTTTTTCAATCTTTTTCAGCGAATCTTCAAGAAATTCAACGACATTTCCTGTTTTTTCCGCCGAATGGAGCGTAATCGGCCCGATAAGACCATGCCGACCCTGATAGGTTTCTACCAAATCATCCGTCAGGTCGATGACCCTGCTATAAAAGCCGCCCAGAGCCTTGTGTTTGGCATAGGACCGCGTGTTCAGATGCACAGAATGGGTCACATCCCGCGCCAAAAACAGTTGCCCAATCAAATCAGCGCAACTCATTGTTCAAACTCCGGTAAAGTCTGCATGGGCGGGCTATTAGGGACAATATCGCCCATATCCAGCGCTGCCGCGATGGTGCCCTGCACGATGTCCTGAATCTGCTCGGGCGTCATGGCGGGCTGCGTAACCTGAATCCGCTTGGTTTCAGCCTCGTAAGCCTTGATCTGGCTATTCTGCTCGTCAATCGCCAGTTTTTGCATTTCATACGACTGCATAAGTTGCTGAATCTGCGCGGTTGTCTGCTCCATGGCCTGCGCCATCTGCTCCATTTGCTGGCGCATGACCTGGGCTTCCGGCGACTCGTCGGTGTCTTGCAGCACTTTCGGGTCGAGCATCTTCTCAAACCGTTTGGCCATTGTCTCCGCACCCGGCCAGTCCATGTTCTTAACGAACAGGTCGCCCGCAACGCTCCAAAGAGCCGGGTTGGTCTGCAAAATCTGACCCATCGTGTCCATGGCTTCCTGCTTACGGGTCATGTAGCTCGGGCCGGAAGACACCTGAACGTCGTAAGTGCCGACGTTCGGGTTGTAAATTTTGGCGATTTCAATCCCGTTCTGGTCTACGACACTTCTGACCGCCTCCGGCTGCGCCGGGTTGATGCGCGCCATGTCGACATCACCCTCGACGTTGATGATACGGGCGACGCGCTGCGTGTCGTAAATCTTGGGGATCAGATCAACCAACTGCCGCGCAACGTATTTCACCGCCCGCGAGAGATTGTCGACATAATGATAAGTAGACGTGTCGCCTTGCCTTTCCCGAGCCAGGATCGCACGACCCGTCCGTTCGTTGGAAGTCGCCCCAATGCTACTATCGTATTGGCCAGTGGTCGATTTAATGTCCTCGCCCGCCCCCATCTTGGCTTGGATAAGGCCCGTTTGAGCCATCGGAGGTTGGGCGCGTTCAGGGAGGGGGAGGGGGTTTCCGGCCCCATCGGTGACATCAGGATTTACCTCAAGATACGGCCAGTTATTGGTGTTGGCGGTCTTCCAGTTGTTCTCATACCCCTCGAACTGACCGCCATAGGCGATAAACGGCGCTTTGGGCGCCAGCGCCAGCATCTCGGCTTCTTGGCTGACCCAGTAGTTATACATGCGCTGGGCGTCCTTGGCGTTGCGCACCAGCCCGCTGATGTAAAGCTGCCCGTCCACCTCAAACTCATTGCCGACGACGCGGACGACGGGGATATACTTGCCCGCCCAGTCGCGCTCTTGCAGCACTTCGTAGCCGTTGGTTTTGACCCACTTGACCTGTCGGCGGTCGCTCTCGCGCGAGCGCAATGGCTTGCCATAGGCCGCCTTGAGGCGCTTATCTTCGGGCGTCCCGTCAAACGCGGTGATATTGTCGGGGTAGAGGTTCAACGTCGCTTTGCGGTGTTCGATATAGAAATATTCAGCAATCCGAACCGTCTCCTGCGTGAGCCACTGAGACAGATTTTGGTCGCCCACGCCCTGCGACATCATCCCCGTGACCGGGGTGGCGTCGGGATACATGCGCTCATACTCAGCCTTGGGGATGTCTTCCGTAATGAAGCACCACTCGGCGTCCTGACCGCAGGGGTCTTGGATCATCGGGTCCATGTAGACCGAGAACGAGCTACGGACGCGGCCAATACGAATGTCCTGATCGAAGGAGTCTTCCTTCGTATATTCCGTCAGGATGCGGATGTAACCCTCACCGTAAGTGACCTGGTTGTCGCAGGCGGTGTCATAGGCCACGTCGGCGTCGGACATATACTCAATATGCCGCACGATGCCGTCAAAGATTTCCGCCACGCGGGGGTCGGCCTGCTCGTCGGCGGGGATGACGCGGGCAGTCGGGCGGTTCTGCCGCTGCTCGTTGGTGACAAGCCGCACATGCTGCGGGAGCTTGTTGATCGTCAGGCACGGCCGCGCGTTGATCGTCTGCCCCTGCACCGCGCCGCGGGTCGCCAGCACGTCCGCCGGCCATTGCCATGCATTGTCGGGCGAGCCGGCCATGAACCGGAGGTCGTCGAGCTCGTCCTCGCGGCTGTCACTATAAGCCGTCTGCGCCACCGTGAAGCGATGGCGCATGGTGGCCAGACGATCCGTATCGTCGGCCTCGGACACTTTGCCAGCGGCGGTTACGTCATTTGCCACAAGACTTGCCCTTCTTGGGAGCCGCGCGCTTGACCGAGTAGGCGATTGCCACGGCCTGTTTCGGCGGCTTGCCCGCCTTCACTTCAGTCGCCACGTTCTTGCGAAAAGCGTTCTTGCTGGATGACTTGACGAGGGGCATTACTTCTTCCTTGTCTTGGCGGACTGCTTGAAGGCGTCGGCCGTTGGAGCGCCCTTGGCCCCCGGCTTGCGCATCTTTTCGCCCGACCCGGCCTTGATGCGGGCCTTCTTGGTGTGGATGTTGGCGTAGAGCCCCGGCTTACTTGCCACAGTTCCATCTCCGCATCGAGGCTTTAGCGCGTTCTGGATTCTTCGACTTAGCCACGACGCCGCCCATACGGGCGCAGAAGGACTTTTTACGCCCCTTGTCGGCTTCCGTCTTGGGGTTCGGCGCGGGGGCCTTCAGTTTGCTGCCCGTCGCAGCATTGTATTTCTGGCGTCCCTTGGCGGTCAGGCCAGCGCCCTGCTTCGTCGGCAGCTTCTCGCCGCGCCCTACGGATAATGAGACAGATTTAGGCATTAGCGCATCGGAGTAGTTGGGCCTACCGCGCGAGCGGTAAACACGTCGGAGCGCGATGGCTGCATTCCATAGATGTCTTGCAACGCCTGCTGAAGAATACGTAGCCGATATGCGCTTGTTTCGTCAGCCGCGCCAGGATTACGCGCCATGGCTGTCTGTAATCCGTATATCTCGCGCATGATGGTCTGCGGATCGCTAAGGACTTCTTCCATGTATGGAGCGTTGCGGGTGTACCCGCGCATGGCTGCCATATTCATGTTTGGTGGCGTAGCCGGCCCCGGCGCAAACTCGCGGGTTTCCGACCCCGGCGGCAAAAAACCATACGTTGCCGGGCTGCTTGAACTCATCTGTGCGTCGCCCATGACGCGGCCCGTGCCTGATGCGGGGGTTGCTTTCTTGCCAGCCATTATGACGCCATCCATCCAGAAGAATTAGCCCCGCCACCATAACTTAGTCGCGGTCGCCTGTCCATCGGGCGCGCTTCGCGGTGGGCCACGGGGTATGCGAACGTCACGGCAATCGCATCCGCAGCATCTGGAGATGCTAAGCCACGCGCCTTCATGTCCTTCTTGCTCTCCAGGAAGATGGTCCCCTTGCTGTCCGGCTTCATCATCGGCCCGGTCAGGTCCGACTTCAGAAACCGGTCGTTGGGGATCGACGCCGTCTTCAGCCACTCGCGCATGGCGTGCCACATCTCGGCTCGCTTGTTCCCGAACATGATGGGCTTGGCCGACTTCTGCCCGAAGTTAACCCCCCTGATCTTGTAACGCTGCTCCTTGAGCCGGTCGACGACGCCCGCCCCCAGCCCGCCCTCGTCCACCACCACCAGCGTCGGCTTGAACTCCTCGATCACGTCGATCACGCGCCCCACCACCTCCATGGTGTCGTCGCCTCGGTAGCGCCGGATGCCGATGATGTCTCTGCCTTGCCTGATAGCGATGACCGTGGCGTCCGCCCCGAACCGCGCCGGGTCCACCCCCACCACTATCGGTGCGCTCTGGTCCTGCGATGGCGGCCGTGACTGCGCGTCCATGACCAGCGATGACGGTATGAACTGGTCATCTGATGCGTTCGGGAACGCCCCGTAGACCTCCACATGCGCCTGCGCGGAGTCGGGTCCATACTCGTCGATGATCTGCTGATAAACGGCCTTGTCAGTTCCCTCCACCCCTCGAGCGTCAACAACCTTGTTTCGCCAGAAGTCGCGCTTGGAGTTGAAGCACTCGTAGAAATATCCTGTGTTTCGGCGGGGGTTGCTAAAAGCAAGCCAGAAACGATTAGGAGTATTCTCCGTGAAGAAGCCGCTGGCCACCGCCCATATACTGTCATCAATACCACTCGCCTCATCGAACACCAGCATGACGCCCGCGAAGTTGTGGACGCCCGCGTAACTGTCAGGGTTCTCTGCTGACCACAGCCGCCCCTCAACGCCCCAGTAGCGCGTGCCCAGTTTCAGGTCGCGCTCGACCAGTTCCGCGATCCACTTGGCCGGCAGCACCCGCGTTGCGCTCACCTCGAACCAGTGGGTGTTGAGGGACATGGACAGCCATTTGGTGATCTCGGCCCACGTCACCGAGCGAAGCTGCGCCTCACTGTTGGCGCTAACGATGGTCGTGGACCCGATACGGGTCGTCAGCATCCATATGACTAGCCAACTGACGAGAGCCGACTTGCCGATGCCGCGGCCTGAACTGGTGGCCATGCGGAACGTCTCAAAGTCCACCCGGCCGTTGTTCTGTTTGATATGGTCCCGCAGGTCTTGCAGCACCTCCAACTGCCAGCGTCTAGGCCCAGTAAAATGCTCAAGCGGCGTTCCCGCCTTCCCCCACGGGAACGCCAGCCTCACGAACGCCACCGGATCGTTCTTCACCTGTGGCGACCACATAGTGGCCATCAGCTTCTGTTCTTCGTCCGCTGAGTATATCGGCGTCTGCACCTTCAATAACCCTCATCTGCGCCTCTTCCAGCGCGGCTAAGATAGATATGCGTTGCTCGACCTGCACCTGCACCGACTGCGGCGCGGTCCACTTATGCACATGCTTGAGGATGTCCAACGCCGCCTTGGTGTCGCCTTGGAGGGCGGCGTCTCTTAGAACGCTCGCCATCTCGGCCTCACTCTCGGCGCGTCCCTTCTGTTCGGCATACTCCGCGATGGGGTCCAGTTGCGTGAGCCGCCGATATTCCAGCGGCGTCAGCCCCGCCGCATACGCCAGCGCGTCACCTTTTAGGCCCTTTCGCGCGGCCGTGTAAATGCGCTCTAGCACCGCCTCTGTCGCGGCGATCTGGCGCGGTTCGTATGGAAGGCTCTCAAACGTCATAAGACCTTTTATCACAAAAAATAAAAAAGTTCGCGTGATGGCTGCGTATTTTTTAACGGAGAGCCCAAGGCCCAGCCCCCCTGCCTCGTTCCCGCTTGCCACGTTATAACATTGCGTAACGTTATAACATTGCGTGCGCCGATAGGCGGCGCGACATTCTCCCAACATCGCGCCGCCCGGCGCGCCCGTTCTCTTCGAGCTCTGCCAGTGTAAGCGCCGCTCGCCTAACGCGCAACCAAGCTCAAAAAGAACAATGGGCGAACGTCGAGCAAAACTGCATATGTCGATGAAAGATTTTTTCGGCAGCTTTTGACGCGGGCGCGGCGGGGCGAGGTTAGGCGAGTTAGGCGATATAGGCGATTCTAAACCGCCTAACAAATCCGCCACAGATAAATTTAATCTACATATTATTACTGTAAAATTCTTAAGATTCAAATAACTACCATCTATCTGTCTAATAACCTATCAATAGGATTTTAAAAGCATTTCGCGCGCCGTCGACTCGCCTAAGCCCGGCATATATCGCTTGGCCAACTCGCCTAGATAAAAAAATCCTTGACGGACAGAAAATCACGCCCTACTCTGTAACCTATCCACAATGTAGGAGGTTAGGTCACATGTATGCAAATCAGATAATCGAGCTAATCGCCGCCGCGCTCGTCGCGGTCGTCGTGTTTACCCACGCCATCCCGGCTATCATCTAACAGCGCCGCGCCTAACCCGCGCGGCGCTGTAACCTATCAACATAGGAACGAAGACAATGATAACAACTGCACAAGACATGCTCACCGCTATCAAGCGGAATCAGTTCACAGGTGTGATCCTTTATGAAGGGCCAAGCGCCATCAATGGCGCGCCGATCGTCGTTATTGCAAATCGCATTGTGGCAAAGTCTAACAACGATAAGACCGGCGCAATGGTGCAAACCTTCATATTGGCCGCCGACGTTAACCCGTTCCGCGCGTTGCAGGATGGCCGGGACGATGCTGTTTGCGGCGACTGCCCACAAAGACCGTTTAACGGAGGCAATTGTTATGTCGACGTGGCGAAATCGGTTGTTAGCGTCTTTGGCGCTTATCAGCGGAATCGATACGCCCGGCCGGGCGTCGACTATTGCGCCGAAATTCTGCCCGAACTATTCGCCGGGCTAGCGTTCCGGCTTGGCACTTATGGCGATCCGGCCGCGGCTCCTTTCGCTATATGGCAAGCTTGCACTGCTAAGGCCAAGAAGATCACAGGTTACAGCCACCAATGGCGCAATCCGGCCTTCCAAGCCTTTAGCGCGCTTTGCATGGCGTCATGCGAAACGGAATCCGATCAATTGCTGGCGAGCGCTTGTGGTTGGCGTACGTTCCGCGCCAAGCGGGCGGCGGAGCCGAAAGCCCGTTCTGAGATTGGTTGTCCAGCGGCCAAAGAAAATGGCGCGAAGACTAGTTGCGCTTTGTGCGGCCTATGCGCCGGGAATAGCTCTAATTCGCCGCGCGACATTGTCATCAACCTTCACGGGTTCCGTGTCGGAAAGAAAGGCTAAGATAATGCGAGCTATCCTAGTTCACGCCGTAACGGCGTACGACCGTAAACAATCCACAAAGCGCGGCTACAATATCTACGCGCTTGGCCAGTATCTAGCGCGCGTCGACGACGTGCTGGCGGACATTGACGCGGGCGCTAACGTCTTTGACGCTATTAACGCGGGTTTTAGTGGAACGCTATTGCGTCACGTCACAAAGACAGTCCAAAAAGTCTGCCCTGACCTACCGCCCGCAACCATGCCAAAGAACGAAGGCGCTTGGACCTATCAACCCGTAAAGAAAGGTTAAGATCATGAACATCAAAGAATGGTGCGAAGCGAACTGGCAGTCCAAGGGCGTCTTTCACGCCGCCAATGGTAACGTATTCACCATGTCGGAAGATGGCCGGCCGCAAGTGAAAGCGGGGCATACGTGGCAGTATACGTCCAAGGAAACCAAGCGCCGCCAGAAGGGCTTTGCCATGTATAACCCAAAGCTAAAGGATATTATTCTCGCGGAAGCAACGCGGGAAATGCGGCCAATGAAAGTCCCTGCTAAATCATGGAAGGAAGACGATAAAATTCAACCTATGCCGCATTACACTTGGCCAAAGGCAAGCCCGGCCACCGAACCGGCCAAGGAAACGCGCAAACGTGTCAGCCGTAAGCGAATCGAGCAA